TACATGGGATGAAGCTAACAAGAAAATTGGCGGCATGAAGCAAACTAACTTATCAACAGCAGATGATCCGGCTAATGTAAAAGATGGAGAAATAGTTCCAGTAACTCCAGAACCTCCTATTGTAGAAACAACTTTACCTCCAGCAGCAACTGCTTCAATACCTACTGAAATACCTGCTGAAATACCTGCTGAAATACCTACTTCACCTGATTCTTCTCTTCAGCAACCTAGTGAGTCTGATGAGAAGTTTGAACAGCGATATAAGACTCTTCAAGGTATCCATAAACATGACCGTGAGGTTTGGGAAACAGAACGTGCGGCGCTTCTTTTGCAACTTGAAGAGAGTAAGAAACCTGAGATTCCAACTCAAACATCTTCTGTTGCTGCTGAAGCCTTTGTTGACTCTCTTACTGATGAACAGAAGGAGCAATTAAAGGAATATGAGCGGGATTTTGATGTGGTTTCCAGGATGGAAGGAATTAAACGAAGTATGGAGCTGGCGAAGCTACGTAAAGAGATTGCTGATTGGAAGACAGAAGTTACTAATCAACTTACTGAACAGGCAACCCAGTTTACTTCCCAAATTGCCCCAGCTATTGCATTAGCAGAGGAAAGTGATGAGGAAGCCCATTTTGATTTGATTCGGAATGGTTATGAACTGGAAAATGGAACTTTTGTTCCAGGTCATAATGATTTTGAGAAGTATCGTGATGATGGTTCTCTTCTGGCTTGGATTGAATCTAAGCCGAAATATCTTCAGCCGTCTCTCAGGGAAACTTATTCCAAGGGTACGGCGACGGATGTGATAGACCTTATCTCGGACTTCAAACGTGAGAATAACATACCCTTAACCTTTCAAACTTTAGCTTCTCAAACCACGCCTGATAATATTGTTCCGTTGACTTCTGCTAAGGCAGCTCGAAAACAAGCTCTTACAACTGTAACTACTCGGCGTGGAGCTGTTAATACTGGAGGCGCCTTTGCCGGTGATTATGAGTCTGCGTGGGATGAAGCTAATGCAAAACAAGGAGGATAAAATATGGCAATGACAGTAAATGGAGATATCTCTCCTAGAACAGCTGCTTATGTCCAGGTAGACTTGCTTAAACGAGCAATGCCTTATCTATGTCTGGAAAAATTCGGGCAAGCTCGCTCACTTCCCAGTAACAAGACAATGTCTACAGTCTTTAGGCGTTACAACTCTCTTGGGCTTCGGCTTACCCCTTTGACCGAAGGAGTTACCCCGGCCTCTGAGAAACTGACTGCGACAGACATTTCCGCAACTTTATCGCAATATGGTGGGTTGGTAGAAATTACAGATGTTATTCAGGATACCCATGAAGATCCCGTACTTCAGGAAGCTATTGCAGTTTCCGGTGAGCAGGCGGCAAGGACAGTTGAGACTCTTAGATATAATGTATTAAAGGCGTGTCTTAACGTATTCTATACTAACTCTGTAGCCGGACGTGCTAATGTCGAAGCTGTTATTACTCGTGCAGACCAAAGAAGAATCGTCCGTGCTCTTGAACGCCAGGAAGCTCAGTTCATAACCTCGATTGTAAAATCTACCCCGTCTTTCAATACGGAATCTATCTTACCTGCTTATGTTGGTATAACCCATGTGGATATGACCAGTGATATTCGTGGTCTGACGGGGTTTACTTCCGTAGCGGATTACGGAAAGATTAGTGCATGGGAGACTGAGATTGGCGCTTGTGAGGATTGTAGGTACATTAAGTCCACTATCTTTACGCCTTATGCAGATGCCGGATCAATAACTATTTCAGGCAAAATTACAACTGCCGGTACTGCTTGTGATGTCTATCCCGTTATGTACTTTGGGAAAGATGCTTATGGGATGATAGCATTGAAAGGTAAGTATGCTATTACCCCTATAGTTATTAACCCCGTACCTAGTAAGTCTGATCCATTAGGGCAGAGAGGTTCGGTAGCATGGAAAACTATGCAGACTACCGTAATCTTGAATGATGCGTGGATGTCTGTCCTTGAGGCGGCTGCATCTGAGTAAAATTTTCTCTTGATATTTAGCTGGTTAGTCCTGCGAAAAACTTAAATGTTAAGGACTATAAAAGTAACTGAATTCAAGGGGAGTGAAAGACTTTGTAACCTGATCATCCCAGCCGGGTTGCCTTTTCATCTCATTAGTCTGGGACTACACTACTCTAAGTCCTACTTAGGGCTTAAAATTTTGCCTGAGTGCTTGGAGTTAAATTTAGGAGGATAACATGGCTTATAAAAGATTTGACGATCCGAATCCCAAAGTAGATCAGTCTGGAAGAAAGATTTATGCAATTCCATCTGAGGTGGTAAGGCTGGCCTTGCAAAGTATTTCGAACCGAGTGATTGGTGGAAGTAATGGTACGCAGGGTCCTCTTATCGTAGCTGGTTGCGGTGATGGCGGAACAGGTGGATGTAAAATTGCTAATGCGCTTACAGTAGTTATTAATGGCGTACAAAATTCCGTTATTGCTCAGGATAACCTTAGGATGCCTGCCGGCACTCAGGAGAAAAACACTGTAGCTAAGTATCTTATTTCCACTGGCACTGGTACGTCCGGTACTGTTACCGGCCCTGGTAATGTAGTTAGTAAAGCCGACTATACTACAATTGCGCTGGCAGAAGCAGCGGCAAAGCTTCCAGATCTTCCCGATAGTCACTGTGCTCTAGGTTATCTAACGCTTAATGCACCGACATCGCTTGATGTAGTTATGAATGCGGCAGCGTTTGGTGGAACTCAGGGAACTTCGGCATATACAGATTTAGTGTGTATGCCGTATGATGCTTAACCTGGTTTTTCATTACATGGGAGTAAGAATGACTTTCCCTTTTAACTCTATGCTTCCTCCCATTTAAATATTCTTACTCCCATAGTCCTACAGACGGTCAAAACCTACTAAAATTTGGAGGAATATATGGCAAGCAAATCAGATCGAGAAAGACATCCCCAGAAGTATTTTATGAATCCATCTGGTCACGTACGTGATCGTATTATTATCCATGAGTCTCTAGACATTCCTAAAGAAGGGATATTTATTTCTCTTAATGGTTATCCTTTTCTGGCTAAGCCTGGAGAACCTATTGATCTTCCTCGTCCCGTTCGCCTTATGCTGGATACTAGAATAAAGACAGAAACGATTCAGGATGAAGATGGTAAGGACTACAGTCGTGATATACCCAGAATTACTTATACACTGGTAAAAGAAGGGGTAAATCTTCCTGGTCCTACGGACGGTCAAAAACCTATTGCAATTGCTGTTTCAAAAGCTCCAGAACCAGCGTTTTAACCTGCTCTGTTTTGGGATGGCTTTGTCCTGGGACGGCTTAGATAGGAAGAGGAGATAATAGATGACTGGACAGGAATTGGTTACTCATTTGCGTGAAAGTATTCTGAATGACGTAGAAATTCCTTACTTATGGAAAGATTCGGAACTTCTGCGTTACCTGAACTATGCTGAGGTTCAAGCATGTCGTCGTGCTCTTCTTATTATTGACGGTACGACAGAAAATGATTGGGGAACAAGTGGGACTCAAGGTACTTTAGGGCAGAAACCTCTTTGTACACTTTCTATAATTGCCAATCAGGCAACCTACGATCTTTCTCCTAAAATCCTCCAAATTAAGCGATGTCAGCTTAAGTCTATGACCTACCCACTTGCTGGTCCTATATCTTATTCTGAATTAGACGATCTTATGTCGGGATGGATAGGTACTTCAGGAACAGTAGGCACAGCAGGTTCTGGTGGATATCCGACTTATTTTCTTTCAGAACCCGGTAATACCATAACCTTTATCAAAGCTCCTTCCATAGATGATACTGTCTCTCTTGTTGTTTCCCGTATTCCTCTTATTCCTTTTACTCTTTTAACGTCACCGGAGATTGCAGAAAGACATCATGAAGGGCTTATGGACTGGGCAGCGCATCTTGCTTATATGAAGGCTGATTCTGATGCCTTAAACTTAGACTTGGCCAAATTGTATGAAAATAGATTTATTCAGCAGTTTGGCCCTTTACCGGATGCCTATTCAGAACGAATGCGTAAGATTTTTTCTCAGCAAGGACGTATGAGGTCAAGGGTCTTCGGGTCTTAGTCTTGCGGACGGCTTAGTTTGAGGATAGTTCTAACCTTGCTGTATTACATATTTCCCTCATGTAGTAGGAGAGTTAGATATGGCATTCAAACGATTCTCTTTAATCAGGGGTGATTCGGATAATTATGGTGTGATATTTAAACGAAAAGACGGTACTTTATATAATATCAAAAACTGGACAGTCTTTTTCACCTTAAAGAAGAATACTGACCTTCCAGATTCTCAAGCATCCCTGCAGAAAATAATCACTACTTTTTCTGATACCACATCCGGCACTTCGGGTAGTGCAAACATTTCAATTATCCCTACAGATACAATAGACCTTGATTTAGGAGAATATTTTTTTGATATTGCAGTTTGTACTACTCCTGATAGTGAAAGTTTCACGGTTTTAAGGGGGAAGATCTTGCTTGAGTGGGATGCGACAAGAACTATTGGAACGGCGGGGACGGGATAATGGGTCAAGATATTATAGCAACGATAGAATCCGGTAAGACTATTGAGGTTATATTTGGAGTAGGACCTTCAGGTACATCTGGTACTTCAGGCTCGTCCGGCTCTACGGGTTCTGCCGGCACAAGTGGCATTTCGGGTACATCAGGAACGTCAGGGACTTCTGTCACATCAGGATCGTCAGGATCGTCTGGAGAAACCGGTACATCCGGAACTTCCGGGACATCTGGGATAGCAGGTTCAGCTGGAACATCTGGGTCATCAGGTTCATCTTCTACTGATGGTACAAGTGGGTCATCAGGATCATCAGGAACATCAGGTAGTTCAGGAACATCAGGTTCGTCGGGAACAACAGGTTCATCAGGATCATCAGGAACATCAGGTTCATCAGGATCATCAGGATCATCAGGATCATCAGGTTCGTCGGGTACGTCAGGGACTTC